AGTTTCTGCGGCTTGTCCATGCCGTCGAGCATCACCTCGAGGTCGGGGAACTGCGCCTGGATCTCGGCGAGCCTGGCGGTAGCCGCCGCTACTTCTTCGGGGCTTGCTGCTGCTGCGTCGCTGGTTGTTGGCTCTGCTGACGGTCCTTTGCCCGCTTCGCCTGCTTGCGCGCGACCTGCATCAGCGCCTGAACCCTGCTTCGTGGCTTGTCCATCAACGATCCTTTGCACCTCTGCCATGAACGCCGCGTCGTCGTTCTCGAATCGCACCGCAGCGCGCTCGACTGCGTCCGGATCTATCTCAGCCGCGCGGGCTACCTTGGCCGCGTCCGCAGTGTCCGTCTTCGACAGCCCGGCGTCCAGCGTGTCGCGCGTGAGATCGCCGGCGTCGCTCGGGGCAAACTCGGCAGCGCGATACGCGGACTGCATCTCTGCGACTTCCTGCCGAATCCAGTCGACTGTGCGTTGCTCCGCCGCACGCAACGGTTCGCCGCGGATGGCCTTCTCGATCGCTGCCTCGATGTCGTCGCGGCTTGCGAGGCCGGCGCGCCCCAGTTCGGATCGCATGCGACCGAACCACTCCTCGGCCGGGATCCAGCCCGTGCGGCCGGCAACGTTGCCCATGCCGCCCGTACCAGGGGCATCGGTGTTGCCGTCGCGCAGCAGTCGGCCGCCCTCCTGCGCCCAGAACGCCATGCGCCCCATGCTGCGCAGATCATCGGCGACAGCCGCGGCCGGCGGCAGCGATTCGACCAGCGGACGCGAGCTTGGGATCTCCCACGGGTCGGGCCCGACCGCGCTCATCTCATCTCGCACGCGCGAGGCGAACTCGATCAATGGGTCGACCCGCGTCGGCTCGACAACGTCGGCCACCCGCACCGGCTCCCCGCGCGCCATCTGATCCTCGGCCTTGGCAATCGCTTCCTCGTGGCGGGCGAAGCCGGCGAAGTCCTCCCGAGGCGTCAGGGCATGGGCGTCGCGCACCTCCTGTTGATGGGTGACGAGGGCGGCGTCGAACTGCTCCGGCGTCGGGCGGTAGGCGTCCACCGCCTGCGCCACAGCGGTTCGCTCGCTCGGCAGCGGCCCAGCGATGAACTCGCGCTCGGCTGCCGCGGCGGTTGCTGCAGCGTCCGCCTTGGCCTGTACCCTGGCGCGCAGAAGCCCGTAGGCGCCGAAGCCGGCCGGCACGAGCGTTGCCACCGCCAGCCCGACCGGGTCCAGCGGGTCGTACTGATCGGCGATCTTGCTGTAGTCGGCCGCGCGCAGGATCTCGCGGGTCGCTGCCTGCTGGGCGATGAACGTGCCAGGGCCTCCAGCCGCGATAAGGCCGACCGTCTGCGCAACCGTCTTGCCAGCCATGGGCAACGCGACCGACAGTCCGGCACCGACGCCCTGCACCGCCGCGGCCTGCGTGCGGGTCGACAGATCGACGCCCTGCCGCTTCAGCTCGTCCGAGGCGGCCATGGCCTCGTCCGCGCCGGTCAGGATGCTGCCGACCACCGGGCCCGTCGTGGCGCCGTAGCCGACCGCCTTGGTGGCGAAGCGCGGGAACTGGTACAGCAGATTCTCGGCAACGTGCGCGGTCTGCGGATCTGGCGCGCTGGAGCGGGCGACATCGCGGAACAGGTCGCCGGCCGGGCTGCTGTAGTCGATGCCCTCGGTAAGCAGCTTGACCCGCTGCTCGTCAGCCTGCCGGCGCTGCTCCGGCGTCAGGTCGACGACGCCAAGGACTTCCGGGTACGCGCCGGCCACCTGGCCGAACGCACCGATGACGTCAGCCCAGAAGCCGACCGACTCCTGCGCACCGGAGCGCGCGCCGCGCAGGGGTGCCGTCGTGGCCTTCCAGCCGTTGAACTTCGGCCCCTCGGCGGGCTTCGGTGCCGGCGGGATGTAGGCGGTGTTTCGCGCCGCACCGGCCAGGTCGTCGGCGTGAAGGTCGAGCAGGCTCATTTGATGACGTCGATCACGACAGGCTCGCGCCGCTGATTCAGCACCAGCGATCCGCCCGAGCGCACGACGTAGCGGCCATACCCGGCCGGCTCCAGCTGTGCGGAAGGCAGAGCGCCCAGGAACTCAGGCACGCCCATTGGTCGGCCGCCGGGCAGGTAGACGAAGCCGTCCGGCGCCTGCGCGGCGATGTCCTGCACCGGGTAGCGCTGCAGCTTGTCGGCCAGGTTGATGCCCTGCGGCACCGGAATTCTCTTGCCGGCGTGCTCGGTCAGCGGGCCGCCTAGCGCCAGCGCGACGGCACCCTGCGGAGATGGCGACAGGCCAGCTGACTGCTGGCCGATATAGACCAAGCGCGCGGCGTCGATGACGTCCTCGCGAATCGGTCCACGCAGCGAGTCTCCGATGTGCTCTGCAATGGACTTGCGCAGGCCAGTCGTCGTGGTCGTGTCTTCCTTGACCGTCTTGTCCTTGAGCGCCTGGTTGCCGCGGGCGATCCACTCGGCGACATACTTGCCGGACGCGGTCTTGCTCGAGCCGGCGGCAAACTCCAGCGCCAGCGCGCGATTCTTGCCGTCCATCTGTTTGGCGAGAGCCTGCGCCTGCTGCGGAGTCATGGCGGACGCCAGCTGCGCGACGCGGGCGCTGCGCTGCTCGACGGGAAGCGCTGCCAGCTGGTCGGCGACTCGATCGGCCTCGACCGGAGACAGCGGCGACACCGTGCGGCCAGCCCATCGGCCGACCGTCACAGCATGTTCTGCGCGCGCCTGCAGGGTCTGTGCCAGCGTGTCGAGCGACGACACATCAACCCCCGGAGCCACGCCGCCCCCGCGCTCGGCATAGGCTGCCAGCGGGTCGCGCTCGGCATCGGAGCGTGAGGCCGCGGCCAGCTTCGCCACGCGCTCGCGCCGCTTGTCCAGTTCAGGCGTGCGGCCGGATTGCGCGATCTGCGCGTCGATTTCTGCAAGGGTGGCCTCCTGATCGCGGATCGGTCGCAGGGCCAGGCCGCCATTGGCACGGACGGTATCGGCAACGCCGCGCACCGCGGCCTGGTACGGAGTGCCGGCGGTGGCCTTGACAACGCGGTCGATGTACTCCGGCGACAGCGCGCCGCCTTTGTCGGCCAGGGCCTGGAAGGCGTTGAACTCGTGCTCTGCAACGCGCAGCACCCGCTCGACGTTGCGCTCGCGGCGGTTGGCCTCGATCTCGGCGCGCTGGTCGTTGCGGGCCTTGTAGTTCGCGGCACGGTCCAGCAGTTCGACCTTCTTGCGCGGATCGAGGTCGGACATCTCGCCGATCGCGGCCTCGACCTTGGACAGCGCCGCGTTGTCGTCCTTCGCGCGGGACAGCGCGCCGAGGCCGCGGGTGTAGGCCGCCTCTTCCCGCCATGCGTTGGCCTTGGCCTGGATCTGTGCCGAGTTCAGTCCGGCCCACGGCCCAAGCTCCTGCAGCGTCTGCATCGCCATGATGCGCGCGCCTTCGTAGTCGGTTTCGGACTGGCGGGCGGCGAACTCCAGCGTCTTGTCGATCGCGGCAGCGGTGTCGGTCTGATCCTTCTTGCGGACGACGCGGCCGACCAAGCGCTCGAAGCGCGATGCGTCCGTCGACAGCATCGACTGCACCTTCGCGCGCTGGCTCGGCGGCACCTTCTCGATGCCGAGGTCGATCAGCGCCTTGGTCCGCTCCGACCACTTCGTGAGCGCCGACGTCTTGTCGATTGAGCCGTCCAACACGCCGGCCTGGTGCTCTTCGTAGCCGTCAGCCAGCAGATCCTTGATCGACAGGTACTGCTCGCGCGCCGCGGCGGTGTCGGCGACTTCGCGCTGCCGCTCCTGCACCTGCAGCTCGTGTTCGAACTGCGCCTCGTCGCGCTGCAGGTTGACGGTGCGCTGGTTGATGCCGCGCACCAGGCCGGACAGGTCCGGTGCGGAAGACTCAACGCGGCCAGGCTGGAGGAAGCCGCTGGGCGACTGCTGCGGCTGCAGGACAGGGATTCGCGGCACGGATCAGCCCCTGGGAATGATGCGGGTTTCGACGGGGGCCATGTTCCCGCCGCCGCCGTACTTCGAACCGAGACCGAAACTGCTGAGCAGCGTGCCGGCGGCGTTCAGGAATCCGGTCCTGGCGGCGGCCTTGCCGCTGCGGCGCAAGCTGTCGGCCTGAGTGCTGAAGGAGAGCGCCTGCAGCGCGCCCTCGTAGCGCGTGGTCAAGGCGTCGAACTCGCCGGCAGCAGCGCTGTCTCCCTGCAGCTCGAGCAGAGAGCCGGTGTTCGGGTCGAAGCCGGACTGCGCGACAGCGGCACGCTGTTCGCCCAGCTTGGCGCGGTTCTGCCGGCGGATCAGGTCTTCGCGCACCCCGGCCTGCAGCCGCGCGGTTCTGGCGTTCTGGTCCGCGATGTTGGCCTGCGCGTTGGCCTCGGCCTTCGCCACTTGCCCTCTGTAGATCGCACTGCCGGCGAGGACGGTCGCACCTATCGCCAACATGGCCTTCGACGAGAAGAGCGCAGGCAGTGCCATCATGGGTGAATCCTCGCGAAAAGGTAGGCGTCTCGTCCGTCCGGCGTGTAGCGGCGCATCGGCTCCGGCGTTTCGCAGGTGAAGCCCAGCATGCAGGCCCAGCGAATGGCCTGCGGAAACGCTGCGTCGACAGCCATCTCGACCCGGCGGCAGGGTAGACGGTCAAGAAACGAACGGGTTGCGCGGGTGATGTGCAGCATGTGCGGCCCCGCGCCTTCTCCGATCAGCGCCCATGCATGCGCCCGGCCGGTCCACAGTTCGACGACACCAGCAGCTGCAACAGGCTGGCCGTCCACCAGCGCGGCGTAGGCGTTTCCCTTCGGTGCCGCCAGCGCTTCCGCGTACTCGACCGGCAGACGCTGCTGGTTCTGCGGCACGATCGCGCGCAGAAGCTCCGGCGTGAGGGGGACGACGTCGATCACCTGGAGGTGGCCCGGCCAGGCGTCCCCGGCCGCGGGTTGCGCTTGCGCTGATCGCGGACATTCCTGACCACGGGAAGCACTCGCCGAACGTCTGAACCGCCGCCTTCGATCGGCCCGCGCAGGCGAACCGGGCCGGTGACGCTGATTCCGGCCGGTGTTCCGAGCGTCAGCGCGCCGTTGGCCGGGTTGTCGCCGAGCGGGTCAGCCACCTTGAGGCGGGAACAGCCCGGCCAGGTTCACCGGAGCGGGCTTGTCCTTGACGATGACGGCGGACTGCTTGCGCCCATAGTCGCCGTCCCATTCGATTTCGACGTCTCCGGTGTACGGAGGCGGCGCGGTTCCCATGGGAGTCGACGGGGAACGGTAGCGCATCTCGTACGTGTTCGACTCCGACTGTCCGGCCTTGCCTCCCATGGAGTTCCACAGGCGCAGGATCAGGCGCGATATCCGCTTCGTGACGCCGACGCGCTGCGGGTCCAGCTCGGTTGTCTCGAGCACGGCCGGCGACGGGATCCCGACTTGCACCTTCGTGGCCGGGTTCTGCAGCGTGATCTGGCCGCTGGTCACGGTGCGGTTCGGATGCACGGCGCCATCAGCCAGAACCCAGACCTCCTTGCCTTCCAGATAGCCCAGGCCGCTGATCGTGGAGGTGGCGGCGCCCGAGTAGGTAGCGCCCTGCTCCACGTAGAACCAGTCAGCCTGCTCGGTCGTCTCGTCGGCCTCTGCTTCGAGGTGCGCCACGTAGCGCTTTGTGACGCCGTTGACTGTGTGCCGGCTGATGATCCACAGATCGTCACGAGACTGGTCCGGCGCGGGGATGGATTCGACGCACTCGACCACGCCATCCGAGAACGGGTGGCGGTGCCAGGCGACGACGTCCTGTTCGCGGTTGAACGTCAGTCCGACCAGCACGCCATCGGAGCGAACGCCCCAGAGCACAGAGAACGGCTCCTGTTGAAACGCCATGTCCACCAGGCCGGGCTTCGTGATGTGCTCGGCGAAGACGGTGACGTCTGGGGAGTCGAAGCCGTCCTCTTCGAAGCGGAAAGCCATGGCTCGCACCTTGCGCCCGGACTTCTGGACGAACAGCGTGTCGCCGCCGACGCGCACCGGCGAGACGTTGCTCGAGCCGTAGGTCGACTGCCGGCGGGTCTGCGCGTTGGCCGGGCCGAACGGCTCCGTTGTGGTCTGCTCGGCGATTGCCCACTCGTCTCCAAGCGTGCCGACCAGCAGCACGTTGCCTGGCGACAGCCAGCGGATGGCGTTGGTGCGGTCGCTGGCGATCGTGCGGTCAAAGCCGGCGTCTGCGGAGACGTCGCCGTCGATCTCGTAGGCGAAGTTCTCGAAGTCGCCGGCCACAGAGAACCAGACCGACGAGTCGCGGGCGAATACGAGGCGCTCACGGAAGAACGTGACGCACGTCGGGTATCCGGTGGTGGCGCCCCATGCCTGCAGGGCCCAGCGCGTCGTCGCGTTTCCTGCGCCGACCGCGTTGGCCGGGATGCGCGAGATGACCGTCGCCGTCACCTCGGTGGCGCTGGTGTAGGCGGTGATCTTCGCCCATCCGTAGCCAGGGTCCAGGAACTGCCACTGCACCCCGGTGTCGCCGTCGTAGACCGCCCCCTCGGTGTGGGTCGGCCGGACACTGCCGGTGGTGGCGGTGTTCAGCGCCTCGTAGTTCTTGCCGTCGCTGCGGCGAACGTTGCCGGCGGTGATCGACTTGGCTGGCTCCCATTGCGTCGTACTGCGCACGTCCTTCTCGGCCAGGTAGACGTACTGCCCGACCATAGCCGCGGTGAAGGTCGACGCACTCGCCGTCAGCGTGACAGATCCAGCCGCCGCGCTGGCATAGATCGTCGTCGCGCCCGAGTTGATGGCCTCGAACGGCGGCGGGGCGAAGTCAACGGCGGACAGGGTCCAGCTGGTGGGCGCGAGCCGCGACAGCTTGTAGGGCGTGTATGACGGATGCGTGATGTAGACAACGTCACCGGTCTGGGCGTACCGCAGCGCGAATGTGCCGTCGCTGAGCGTCAGGTCTGCGGCGCTGTAGGGGCTGACGATCTCGTAGGGAACGCCGGCCGACAGCAGCACGCCGCGGTTCGTGTAGAAGCGGACGTAGCCGTCGCCCCACTCGAGGATGTAGCTGTCGTCTTCGCTGCGCTCGAACCGCATCAACCAGGTGCGATCTGCGCTGTCCTTGACCTCAGCGACATGCCGGGTTCCAGGCCTGCAGATGGCGGGCCCCTGCGTCGTCGGCAGGAAGTTCTCCATGCGCGCGCAGCCGTTGGAGAACTTGGCGACGTCGATGCGAGCGGCGATCAGCGGCGACAGTTCGCCGCCGTTGAAGCTGGTACGGGCCTCGAGGATCCTGCTCATCCGGCCCAGCCTCGCATTGCGAGGGTCCATTCATCCTCGACGATGCGCTGGGGCGGCTTCTCGATCGCGTTGGCGCGGCGGGCCTGGCTGATGGCGACGGCGTACTCGTCCCACGCCGACTTCCGATCCGACTGGCTGTCGGTGCTGTCGAGCGCCAACTCTGCGGCCAGGCGGCAGGCGAGCGCCTCGGCGAAGAGCGCCGGGAACTCTCCCGTGTTCGTCACCTGCTTGATGTAGCGCATCCGTAGCGGCGATGACTCGTCGCACAGGATCTTCGTCCCCTCGATCTGGAAGAACTCGCCGGCCTCGCTCGGGAGGTACAGTGTCCAGTTCTCGCCGACTTCGACGATGCGGAGGCAGTCGGCGGGAAGCTGGAAAGACCGAGCCCATCCATAGTCTGGGGCTGTGAGCAGCGCGGGCAGTTGAACTCGCGTCATCGCGAACGACCACGGATGTGCGGCCAGCTCCACGTCGCGCTGCATGTCCCAGATGGCGCGCAGAGACTTGGCCGCCTTGGTGTCGTCGGTGATGGCGACGATCCGCTGCGACCCGATCTTGGTCAGCGCCTTGTTGCAGATGTCGACCTGGCTGAATGGCATGCGGCACTCTCCCGTGTCTGGGTCCGTACGTCTTGCGCCTACCTGGAGCGGCGACGAGTCCAGAAGGCCCGTCCGGCATCGCTCGCGCCGCCAGGCGCTGCCGGACCCTCGACCGTCGCCTCGCCGCCGAACAGAATGCCCCCGCTGCCGGAGGCGGCGTAGTCGTTGCTCTCCGCGGCCGTCGCAGCTCCCGCGAAACTGATGCCGCCAGACCCGGTGACGACGAACCCAACATCCAGAGAGACCGTCGCGACACCGCCGAAGAGAATGCCGCCCGACGACGTCGCCGCGTAGTCGTTGGACTCCGATGCGGTGGCAGCCCCTGCGAAGGACAGGCCACCTGCCGCCGCATGCACGTAGTCGTTCGACTCGAGCGTGGAGGCGACGCCGGCCAGCGTGAAGCCGCCGGAGCCAGCGAATGTGAAACCGACATCCAGCTGCGCCGAGGCCGTTCCGCCAAACGTGAGACCGCCCGAAGCGCTGGCGGCGTAGTCGTTGGCCTCGGCCACGGTTGCCGAGCCGGCGAATGTCATTCCGCCAGATGGGGAGAAAGTGAAGTTGCGAGACTGCAGCGTCGTGGCGGCGCCGGCAAAGGAGAGCCCGCCGCTGGCTACGTGTTCGAAGCTCGATCCGGCTGATGCCGTACCGAGTAGCAGCGACTCGACCGAGCCGGAAGCGATCGCACCGCCAGCCGAAACCGGATACGCCCGCGGCCCCGTCCCGCTCGTGTTGAACGCGACCCGCAGCGTCGCGGCATTCGACGTGACGCTGAGGCTGTTCGCTCCGGTAACGACACATCGGTACTGCCGGCCCTGCGCGGCGTAGCTCGCGGTCGGCCCGTAGCTGCTGCTGGTCGCCCCGCTGACGTTGGCGAAGCTGCCCGAGCTGTTGTCCTGCCACTGGTAGGTGTAGGGCGTCGCCCCGCCCGTGGCGGTAACGCTGAACGTCGCCGTGGCGCCGTCGTTAACCGTCTGGTCTGCCGGGTGAACGCTGATCGTCGGCGCGGAGTCTTCGAGGAAAACCGCGAAGACCGTGCAGGTGCGGTCGAAGCCAGCGTTCCCGAAGTTGGCAGTCTGCGCCGTGACGGTGCTGACGCTGCGGTACTCGACCAAGCCGCCGAGCTGCCCACCGGCCGCTAGGCTGCCGCCGTTCGTGGCGGCGCTTCCGCTGATCTGCCCGACTGTCGGCGTGCCGCCCTGGTAGTCGACGATCGCGGCGACACAGAACGCCGGCTGCGCGCTGTTCGTTGCGCTTGCCGAATCTGTCGGGTTGTTGCCCGTGTCGGTCGCGGTGCCCTGCGCATCGTAGGCGCCGACACCCGTCACCTCTACCAGCCAGACCTGCCGATTCGATACCGAGGCGCCGAGATTAACGGTAACCGTGCCGGTTCCGCCTGTGGCAATCTGGCACGTCGCATGGTGCAGGCGCCGCAGAATCGCGGCCTCGATGACGCTGCCGCGCTCCGTGTAGGTGTTGGCCCCGCTACTCCACGAGTCCGTGATGCTGGAAATCGTGGCGTCGTCGCTGATCGCGATGACCCACAGCTGATTGCCAGCCGTGCAGGTGATCGAAGACGAGACGATGCTCGTTGCAGCGCTCGATGCACCTCCAGGCCCGACGATCTGGACGATTGAGCCCGGCATCTCAGGCTCCTATCAGTTGTCGCTCTGGCAGGAGAACGCCATCACTTCCATTGCAGTCGTGGTGACGGTGGTGTTCGCTGTGCCATTGCTCATCTGCAGCGTTGGCCCCATGAATGCCGTGGCTGTCGGGATCGTTGTCGTCGTGCTGGTGTCGACGAGCGTGGTGCCGGTGTTCAGTTCGTCGAGCCTGTAGAAGATGGTCCCGCCGTTCGGAGCGCACCACATGTAGAAGGCGAAGCACTGACCGGCCGCAAGGTTGGCGGCCAGCGTGATCGCCGCCTTCGTCGCCGTTGTGCCGTTGCGGGTCACGAAGTTCAGGACGGACGCTGCTTCCGTCGTGTCGTGCCACAGCCCGCAGCAGTTGCCGGCCAGCGTGTCGGACGCGACTGGGCTGGTGTTCTGGTCACTCAGGCCGACGAACAGGCGCACGGTCGCGGCGGGCCACAAGCCGATCGCAAACCGGCAATGGAAGTTGAACCCGCCCAGGCCGGCAGCATTGCCGCGCCAGAACGACTTCATTGCCGTGACGGTATGCAGCCCTAGCGTCTGGTTCGTCGTGGTGGCGACGTTGGCCCAGCGCGTGCGCCGTTGCTGGCTGTAGATCGCTGGTGCCGTGCTGCTCGGCGTCGGGTGGCTGACCGTGCCCCCAGTCGACCACCCGAGCCCCAAGTTCAGGCCGACGGTCGTGCCATTGTTGGGCAGGTAGAAGGCGCTCTGGTTCGTGCTGATCTTGTCCTGGAAGAACTGATCGACACCGGACGGCCCGACATACTTCGGCGTCATGCGCCCGGACACCTTGCGAGCGAACATCTTCAGCGTGTCTGTCGCGGCAGCAGCGATGGCCGTCGCCGACACCGCCTGGAAGGTCAGGCACAAGCGGTCGTCCATCGTGAACGTGCGCCCGGCCAGCAGCGTCATGGCCACGTACTTGGTGCCGGCTGCGAAGCTGACCGCCGCGCCGGCGTTGCTCGACTCGAGCACGGTGGTGCGGGTCAGCGTGTTGGCGCCGGAGTACGTACCGAGACCGGACTCGAAGTCGCCCGTCGCGTTGCCGCTGCCGTCGACCGCCCAGATCGCGTACCAGCAGGTATCGCTCGGGCTCGTCATGACGGCGCCGAACGCACGGAAGCCCGTCACGGCCCCGGCCAGGGTCAGCGCGCCTGTGCCGGTGGTCGTGCTCGTCTCTAGGACGCGGTCTTCCGATACATGCGCCATGCTCAGTCAGGGATCAGTAGCCGAGCTTTCCGAGTCGTTCCTCGGTGAGATGCGCGATGCGCTCGGCCGGGATGTCGTCGCGCGCAGCCTGTTCGATCGTCCCGGCGTTGACGGCCGGAATCTGGGCCAGCGTGGTGCCGTCCTTGTTCGTGAGGTGCACCCAGGCCTCACGCTCGACGTGCTCGCCGTCCTGGAGCGGAGCAGCACCGCTGATCAGGCGTCGCGCGCCACCAGCTGACACTGCCACGCGCTCGAGCACCCAGATGCCGATGCCGGCCGTCGTGCGGACCCACATGCCGTTTCGGAGTTCTGCCATTCGTTGACCCTCAATCGGCGGTGATCTGCGGCGTCACCTTAATCGTGCCGCCGCCACTCGGAATCGAGAACGGCGCCCCGGTGAAGCGTTCGGCCAGAGCGATGCGGCCCCCGGTGTTGCGCGTCATGTAGTAGCCGTAGGCGTCGCCGGCTCCGGTCATCGTGAAGGTCTGCTGCGCGTAGCTCGTGCTCGACGGCGCGCCTTCAGACGTCGACCAGCTGCCGGCGGTCAGCGTGATGGCGCTGTATCCGGTCGCCGTGTATTCGGTGTAGCTGGCCGCGGTGTCCGTCTCGGCCGGCGTGGTGTTCGACTGATACAGCCGAAGCACCAGCGTCGACAGGGCGGTCTTCCCCGTGAAGCCGTCGAGCGCGTCGCCTTCGCCGTTGTTGGGTACGACCAGGGCCATCGCTCAGACCCCCGCAAGAGCCGAACGAGCGGCGCGCGCCTTCTCGATGGTGCGCTGAGCCTCGGCCAGATCGCCCTGCAGCGCAGCGATCTGCTTGCCCAGGTCGGCCAGTTCGGCGGCCTTGGCCGAAGCGTCTGCGGTCAGCGCCGCCAGCTTCTGCTGCGCCTCTTGCGTGACCTGCTGAGCCGCGGCGCGCGCCTCGTCCAGCATATTGGCCGCACGCTGCTTGGCGTCGGCGCGGGTGTCCTTGGCCTCCTGCTTGGCTGCGGCGAGGTCGTCCAGCGCCTTGTCGAGCTGCGCCTGCGCCTCTTCCTTCATGCGCGTTGCGCCTGCCGCCATCTGCTGGCGCTCGGCGATCACCTGCTCGGCGTTCTCCAGCACGGCCAGCACGCGGTCTGCCGCGGAGAACGCCTGGTACACGCGCAGCGCGCGGCCCAGTTCGGTACGGGCCTCGGCCGCAGACGGCAGCGGCTCAGCTTCCGGGGCAGCAGCAGCCACCTCGACAGCGGGTTTCTTCGTCGCCATGTCAGCGCCTCCGGCCGGCGTACAGCCGGGCAGTCAGTGCAGTGGTGCCGTCGCCAGCACTCACGCGAACCCGGATCCAGCGGACGTTCTCGAGCACCTGCTCGATCTTGGCCGCCGTGATGTCCAGCGCGTTGCCCTGCGGGTCGTTCAGCGTCGCCCAGTTGGCCGGGGTCGACTCGTTGCTGCCCTCGACCTTCAGGTTCCCGCCGGTTCCGAACGTGCCGAGCACCTGAACGGAGATGTCGGGGAAGTCCTGCGTGTCCCAGGCCTGGCCGTCGTCGCCGTTGGCAAGGGGCGTCCAGCCGATCGACACGCCGAAGCCGCCGGACTGCTCGCGCGTGAGGTTGATGGTCGCCATGCGCTACCTCAGGCCGGCGGCCAGGTTTCTTCGACGATGCGCTGCTCGACCAGCTGCAGCAGGCGCAAGGCCAGC